AGCATATAGTGGAGAATCCCAACTTTGCAGGAGGAAGCATAGCTCTGAATGCATTGGCTGCAAACCCGGACGGGCAGGATTCGCTGAATGCAAACATCATAATCGCAGATGAGTTGCACGCATACAAAACCCCTAAGCAGTACAACGTGCTGAAAGAGGCAACGAAAGCCTATACAAACAAGCTGGTGATAGGAATAACGACTGCCGGCGATGATGGGGCCGGCTTTTGCGCACAGAGGCTGAAATACTGCCGGAGCGTACTGGAGGGGAAATACCAAGACGAGAACCTGTTTGTGTTTATCTGTTGCGCAGAGCAGGACGATCGGGGGAACGTGGACTACACAAACCCAAGGCAGCATGAGATGGCAAACCCGGGATATGGCGTGACCATACGGCCAGGAGACATCATGCGGGATGCCCTGCAGGCAAGAGACGATCCGCAGGAGCGTAAGGATTTTTTTGCAAAAAGTCTGAACATTTTCACGGCGCAAGTGAAAGCGTACTTTGACGTGGAAAAGTTCCGCTTCAGCAACCGAGAGGCAGAGGCTGCACTGGGCATTGAGCCCGGGTGGCCGCTGGAAAAGAAGCTGCAATATGTGGCAAAGCTGAAGGTTTTGTGGTATGGAGGTGCGGACCTGTCGAAACTGCACGACCTGACAGCAGCGGCGATATATGGAGAATACAAGGGGATAGATATCATCATACCGCATTGCTGGTTCCCGATTGTAGCGGCGGCAGAGAAAGCAGACAAAGACGCAATACCGCTGTTTGGGTGGAAAGATGACGAATGGCTGGACATGTGCAACGCCCCTACAAACGACCATAAAGCGGTGGTGGACTGGTTTGTGCAGATGCGGGGAAAAGGCTTTCGGTTTGCGCAGATCGGGCACGATCGCAAGTTCTGCACGGAATATGTTGTGGGAATGAAGAGGGCCGGTTTCAGGGTGGAGGATCAACCGCAGTACCATTGGAAAAAGAGCCAGGGTTTTCGCAGGATAGAGCATCGCATGCTGAATGCGAGGCTCTATTATTTTGGCGCAGAACCGCTGGAGTATTGCGTGCAGAATGTGTTTGCGATGGAAAAGACAGATGACCTGGTGCAATACGAAAAGATGCAGGAAAACCACAGAATTGACGTCTTCGACGCTGCGGTGTTCGCAGCGGTGCGGATGATAGAAGACACAGAGCACAGAGAGAAAGCAGGTGCCTAAATGAGCCGAAAAAACAAGAGAACGGCCAGACAGACAAGAGACGCCCCCACGCAACAAAAAAGCATTTTGCTGTGCAATTCGGATGCATGGAAGGTGCTTTGCGGTGAGGGTTACAAGCCCCTGATGAGCTGCCCTGAGGTGCAGGCGTGCATAAACGTTTATGCGGATGCAGTGGCCAACATGACCATCCACCTGATGCAAAACACGGAGAAGGGCGACAAGCGGATTCGGGACGAGCTGAGCCGGAAACTGGACATAGCACCGAACAGATGGATGACCCATCAGGCATTTATGAGCAACATCGTGCGTGTGCTGTTGGGGGCAGGTGATGGGAACCAGATCACGATACCGACCTACACAGCAGATGGGCTGCTGGACAACATGACACCGGCGAGGCCCAGCCAGGTGCAGATCGTCGATAAAGAAGACGATGGGTACGTGGTACGGGTGGGGCAGCAGGTGTATGAGCCGGATGAGGTGCTGCACTTTGTGGTGAATCCGGATCCGGAGAGGCCATGGTGCGGAACGGGATTCCGGGCGCAGCTGGGCGATGTGGTGCACAGCCTGAGACAGGCAGGAGCCACAAAGCGTGCACTGCTGGAGAATCCTGCACCAAGCGTGCTGGTAAAAGTGGACGGGTACAGCGAGGCATTGCAGACGCCGGAAGGGCGTGACCAGCTGGCACAGCAGTACCTGACAAACGAGCCGGGGAAGCCCCTGATCGTACAGGCTGACACGTTTGATGTGACACAGATCAAACCGCTGAGCATGACAGATTTGGCGATAAGCCAGACCCTTGAATTGGACAAAAAAAGCGTGGCAGCGATCATGGGCGTGCCCGCTTTTTTGGTGGGCGTGGGCGAGTTTAAGGCAGAGGAGTTTGACTGGTTTATATCGACACGAGTAATGGCCATTGCCAGAGGCATTGAGCAGGAAATGACGAGAAAACTGCTGTACGCCCCTGACAGATACATAAGGCTGAACAACAGAAGCCTGCTGAACTACAACCTGAGCAAGGGGGTAGAGATGAGCAGCGAACTGCTGGACAGAATGGCGGTAGACCGCAATGAGGTGCGTGACTGGATCGGCATGACGCCCAGAGAAGACATGGAAGAGCTGCTGGCGCTGGAGAACTATATTCCGGCGAGGATGTTGGGAGACCAGCGAAAACTGAAAGGTGGTGAGAAGGATGCGGAATGAAATGCAGCGCAGAACCTGCGCAACAAAATTCCGGGCGGCGGAGGAAAACAGCAAACGATACATAGAGGGCTATTTTGCTGTTTTCGGCGACACCTACGAAATGTGGGATGGTGCAAGCGAGAGCATTGACAGAGGCGCATTCGACGGCCAGCTGGACGGTGATGTGAGATGCCTGATAGACCACGAGAGCAGACTGGTGCTTGGCAGAACGACGGCGGGAACGCTGCAGCTGAGAGTGGATGGCCACGGGCTGTGGTTTCGGGTGGAGATAAACCCGGACGACATGGATGCAATGAACCTTTACGCAAGGGTGCAGCGTGGAGACGTGAGCCAGTGCAGCGTCGGGTTTGAGATTCTGGAAGAGCGGATGGACATAAACGAGGAGACAGGGCATGTGCACTGGACCCTCCTGCGTGTGAGACTGCACGAAGGCTCCATCGTTACGTTTCCGGCATATGCAGGAACCGAAGCGAACAGCCGAAAGACCGAATGGCAGCAGATACAGAAACGAAGGCTGGAGGCCTGGAAGGAAGGCCTGAAAAGGAGGATGAGAAAGAATGGCGCTTAAGCAGGTTTTGCTGCACAGAAAGCGTGCGGCACTGGTGGAGAAGCTGCGGGAGGCTGAGCAGACCCGTGACGAGCTGAAGCAGAAGCGTGACGAGCTGACAGCGAAGGAACTGGAGACCGAAGAGGCGATCAACGAGATCACCGAGGAAACCAGTGAAGAGGACAAAGCCGCAGTGGAGGAACAGGCGGATGAGCTGATCCAGCAGAGCGAAGAGCTGAAGGAGCAGGAGACAGAAAACGAAAAGCAGCGGGATGAGCTGCAGGAACAGATAAACCAGCTGGATGCTGAACTGAATGAAATCGAAAACCGGGCCAAGCAGGCGGGCAAGAAGACCCGCAGCGTGGAGCCCGGTTTTGTTGTGGAAGAAAGAAAGGAAGTGGGCGGAATGGAAACCAGAAAGTTTTTCGGGCTTAACTACACCGAGCGGGACGCACTGCTGGCCCGGGACGATGTGAAGAAGTGGTTTAGCGCACTGCGTGCAGCAAGCCAGAACCGTGCTGTGGATGCAGCTGATCTGTTTATTCCCCGTGTGGTGATGGGGCTGGTGCGTGAGAATGTGGGAGAATACAGCAAGCTGCTGAAGCACGTGAACGTGCGGAACGTGCCCGGAGAAGGCCGTGTGCTGGTAGCCGGAACTGTGCCCGAGGCCGTGTGGACGGCAACCTGCGCAAAGCTGAACGAGCTGGCCATGAGCTACAGCATGGTTGCGCTGAACGGGAACAAGGTGGGCGGATACATCCCCGTGTGCAATGCGGTGCTTGAGGATGCAACTGATCCCGTTGCGATCGGGACCGAGGTGATGACTGCACTGAATCAGTCCGTCGGTTTTGCGATGGACAAGGCCATCGGCTACGGTACCGGCGTGGGCATGCCTCTGGGCATTGTGACCCGACTGATGCAGGCTGCTGATCCCGGCGCCGCCAATGGCTACCAGCGCCCCTGGAAGGACCTGCGCACAAGCAATGTGACGAAGATCACTGCAACGGAGGGCGCCGATCTGTTCAAGGGGCTGGTGCTGGCAGCTGCAAAGGCCAGCAGCAAGTATTCCAACGGCAGCAAGTTCTGGGCGATGAACGAGCGCACCAAGGCCACCATGGTTGCTGGGGCGCTGAGCATCAACGCCGCCGGCGCTGTGGTGAGCGGCGTGCAGAGCACCATGCCTGTGATCGGCGGCGTTATCGAAACGCTGGACTGGATGCCTGATAATGTGATCTTCGGCGGTTACGGCGACATGTACACTGTGGCAGAGCGTGCCGGCACCCGACTGGATAAGAGCGAGCATGTGCGCTTTACCGAGGATCAGACGGTGTTCCGTGTGACGGCCCGCTACGACGGCCTGCCTGTGATTCCCGAAGCATTTGTGGGGATCACTCTGGGCGACGCCACGCTGGCTGCGGACGCCGTGACCTTTGCACCTGACGAAGCCAACAGCTGATAAAAACGCATGCGCCTGCGCAGGGAGACCTGCGCAGGCGTTTTGAACATGAGAGAGGAGGCGGCAGCAGATGGCGGAGGAAGGAAACACCATCGACACAGAGCAGGCGGTGCTGCTGCTGAAACAGCGGCTGAACAGAATGACAGGCATCAGCGCTATGGATGATTACCTGGAAGCCCGAATAAATGCAGCCGTGAAAAGGCTGAAAGATGACGGGATAACGGTGACAGACAACGTGAGAGACATGATGCTGGTTGTAGACCTGGCGGCGTGGCAGTATGCAAACCGTGACAAGCCGGGGGGTGAGCCGGAATGGCTGCGGGATGAGAAGCGCAGCCGATGGCTGCAGGACAGGCAGGTGAAAGCAAATGATCCTTGACAGCGGAATATGCTCCATCTTTTTGGAGGTGGACAGAAGCGAGCCGGGCGGGATGCCGCAGATCGGCTATGAGATGCTGACAGCCGGCTGGTATGGCCTGCTGAACTTTGAGACAGCGCAGGCCTGGCCCACCAGCGACCGGGAGGAAAAGGACGTGAGCCTGCGCATCCGGGTGCTGCGTGACACAAGGATCAACAGCAAGTGCACGGTGATACTGCAGGAGATCTACGAAGTGGCAGACGACGTGGAGCGCTATGAGGTGAGCCGTGCATACCACGGGATAGACGACGAAAGCGGCGAGGAGATCACCGACCTGACGCTGAAGCAGGTGAGTCCATGACGGTAAAGCAGATACAGGAGATGGTGCTGAGGGCGGACCCAAAGGCCAAGCACTACTACTCCACCAGCGAGGGCGATTTTACCGTTTGGCAGGAGTACATGCGGCTGCCTTACGCAGGTGACAACATTGCTGACAAGGGCTGGAAATTCCAGATAGACCGCTACACCCGCCAGGAGTATGACCCCATAGCAGAAGCCATTGAACAGGTGCTAAATGAGGAGCTGGTGGGCTACACCTATCAGGTGGAGTATGACGAGGCGACAGGGTACATACGGCACCTTTTTGACTGCGAGGGGATATGATGGCAAAGCTGGGATTGTCAGGTTTGAACGCAGTAATAGAAGAGCTGAATAGAAGGCAGGAGAGGACCGGAGCGACTGCGCACAAGATGGTACAAGCGGGAGCCAAGGTGGCCGCAGAATATCGAAAGCAAGAGGCAGAACAACGGAGAATACGCAGAAGCGGGGCCATGATAAAGGGGATCAGGCCAGTAGGGAAGGTAAAGAACGACATGGGAATGCTGAAGCAGCCGGTATACAGTCAAGGGAAGGACGAAAATGGAACCCGGAATGCGGAAAAAGAATATCTGGAGCATTACGGGTATAAAAGCAGGCCGGGAAGCCACTGGATTGATGCAGCGGAGACCAAGGGCGAAAAGCCGGCACAGGAAGCTATGGTGAAAACTTGGGATAAAGACATGGAGGGATAGATATGGCGCAGGTTGGAATGAAATATCCGGTATATGCCCCGATAGCAGACTACACGCCGGGGCAGCCCATCCAGTACGGGCAGGGGATTGTGCTGGGGGAGGCGATCCGGGCGGAGGTGAACTTGGAGCGTGCTGACGCTCGACTGTACGGCGACAACGCCTTGCAGGACCGTGACAACAGCATTACCGGCGGCAGCGAAACGCTGAACGTGACAAGGCTTTCGCTGGAGAAGAAGGCGACGGTGCTGGGCCTTGTGCACGATGAGGAAAAGGACGAATACTACG